AAGCGGCTATTATCGCTTACAATAAATCGGAAGACAATAGAGAACGAAATAAATTATATTCAGAACATATTCATTATTCATTTTATAAGTTATCCGAAAACGTATTAAACACGTGGGGATTTACTTACTTTGATGATGATAAAGAAGATATCAAACATGAAGTAGTTTCTTTTTTATTAGAAAAAATACATAAGTTTGAAGAAGGAAAGGGTAAGGCATTTAGTTATTTTACTATCGCAGCTAGAAACTATCTTATCCTAAATAATAATTCTAATTACAAACGTTTCAAAGCAACATCCCAATTAAGTACAATGCCAGACCATTGGGATTTAGAAAATGATTTTAAACAAGAAGCGCACAATGATGAGTTTAAAACATTTAATATTAGAATGTTACAATATTGGGATTTAAATCTTAATAAAGAGTTTTCTAAAAAAAGAGATATACAAATTGCAGATGCTGTTTTAGAATTATTTAGAAGAGCCGAATATATTGAGAACTTTAATAAAAAATCGTTATACTTATTGGTTAGAGAAATGACTGGTTATAAAACACATTATATAACTAAAGTTGTTTCTAAAATGAAAGAAACTCAAATGAAATTGTATTATCAATTTTTAGATGAGGGTGATATTACACAAGAATCAAAAGACCCGTTTTGGAAGAGAGCAATAACGCGATGAGAATATTAGGAATATCAGCATTTTATCACGACTCAGCAGCTGCATTGATTATAGATGGCAAAGTTGTATCGGCACAAGAAGAAGAACGATTTACAGGTATAAAGCACGACCAAAGATTTCCTATTAATTCAATTAAGTGGATTCTAAAACAAAACAAATTAAAGATTAACCAAATAGATAAAATTGTTTGGTACGAAGACCCTAAGAAAAAATACGAAAGATTTAAAGAACAATATTTTAAGTATTTTCCAAAAACAATTGGATTAACTAAGAAACTTATATTTTGGAAAAAGAATAATAACATTGAAGATATTATTCGTACACAATTAGAATATAAAGGTTCAATAGAATATGTAGAACATCACATATCACATTTAGCATATTCATTCTATACATCACCCTTTGAAAACGCACACCTATTTTCAGTAGATGGTGTTGGTGAAAACGAAACAGCAATATTAGGATTAGGTTTAAAGGGTAGATACATACAACCATTAGAGAGAACGTTCTTTCCACATTCATTAGGATTATTATATGCAAGTATTACTGCATTCTTAGGATTCAAACCGAATAGTGGTGAATACAAAGTAATGGGATTAGTAGCATATGGTAATCAAAAAGATTTATATAGAGAACAATTTGAAAAGATTGCTAAACTCAATGGTAATAATTTAGAATTAGATTTAAGATACTTTTCATTTCATTATTCAGAGAAAGGGATGTTTACTTCTAAACTTGCAGAACTATTTAATGTAGCACCGAGAGTTCCTGAAAGTGAATTAGAGCAGGTGTATATGGATATCGCGTTTTCATTACAATCACATTATGAAAGATTATTTTTCCAAATGTTAAATAACTTTTATAAACATTACCCACAAGACAATTTATGTTTGAGTGGTGGTTGTGCTTATAATGGATTAGCAAATGGTAAGATAACATTACAAACTCCTTATAAGAACGTATATGTTCCACCAGCACCATCTGACGCCGGCAGTGCTATTGGATGTGCATTATATGTGTATTATAAAGAATCATTATCAAAAAGAGTAGAAAATTCAAATCCATTTTTAGGACCTTCATATGGGGCAGCTGATTTTATAACGGCAATTGCTAAATTAGTTCCAAAAGATAAAGTAAAGAGATTTGAAAATTATAATCCATTAATAGAAAAGGTAGCAGATTTAATTAATGATGGTGCAATTATAGGATGGTTTCAAGATGGTAGTGAATTTGGACAAAGAGCATTAGGACATCGTTCTATCTTAGCTAATCCAACTATTAAAGATATTAAACCAAAGGTAAATAGAGTAATTAAAAAGAGAGAAGGATTTAGACCTTTTGCACCAATGGTTACTGCGGATGATGCAAATAAATACTTTGAGATGTTGGGACAGGAAGTTCCATATATGAATCAGGTATTTAAAGTTAAAGATAAATTTATTGCAGGTTTACCATCTATTACTCACGCAGATAAAACGGCGAGAGTTCAGACAGTTCGTTCTACTTTCAATCCATATATTTTTAGTTTACTTAAGAAATTTGAAAAGAAAAGTGGTTATCCTATCTTACTTAATACCTCATTCAATCTTAGAGGTCAAACAATGGTATTAGACCCAAAAACAGCTATTAAAACATTTTACGATTGTGAAATGGATTATTTAGTATTGGGTAACTATTTGATTAGTAAGTAAGTTTTTAAATACACAATATTTATAAAAAAGATTTATGGCAAGTGTAGATATGAATTTTCCTTTATTTAAGGGAAAAACATTTAGTGATTTGTTGGGAGATATTTATGAAAACCAACAAAGTAAAAAGAAAAACATTTCATCTTTAATTGAAGAAATGAGAAAGTTGGTAACTAAACCATCCGATGTAATTACTATCGGTCCTATTATTACACAATTAATTGAAGCGAGTATTAGTAATGATGACCATTTAATTAAGATTGCAAATATAGCACAAAAGTTAGTGTTAGCAAATACAAAGAAGGCAGGTGATGAGGGTTGGTTAAGTGAAGACGATAAGAAAGCTTTATTAGAGGAGATGGATGTAGTTGCAAAAGAAATCACACAAAGTACAGATGACAAAATTGAAGATTTAGAATTTGAAATTGAATCATTAAAAGAAAGTATAGGTAAATAATGGCAATAGGTAATTATGTATCCAGTAAATCAGGTGGTTCAGTACAAACCTCAGTAGGTAAGGGTGGACAAGAAACTAAACTTGCTTCCGTAGCATTTGTATTTACTGAACCTGATGATATAATTGAAAAATTAACTGAAACTGATAAGATATTTGAAGAAATAGAAAATGCATCGGATTACTTTGAAAAAGATGGTTTGTATTATGGTGCAATTCGATATAGAACACCTGAACAAGCTGAAACTAAAGATGAAGATTTAAAAGTAGCTTTTCCATTAGATAGATATAATTTTACATTACCGGTTAGAGGTGAGATTGTATTTATAGATGTTATAAATGGTAAACCTTTTTATAAAGCTATCAGTTTTCAAAATTCGGTTGGGTTTAATACAAATTTAGATGTATTACTTAACACCATAAAAACAATTGAATCAAATAGTAATACAGCGGGTTTAGCTAATTTTAAAGAAGTACAAGCAACCGGTATTGCAAATTCAAATGAACCAAACGTTACACAAACAACAGTAAATAAAGGCTTTGCCGGTAAGTATTATAAAAGAAATGTTAGGTTACATCAATTAAAACCAAATGAAGGTGATACTTTACTACAAGGTAAAGCCGGTAATTCAATTAGATTTAGTGGATACATTCATAGTGATAGAACCGATGGAAAACAATATCCTGCTATTTTAATTCGTAATGGTGAGAATGCAGAATCACAAACAAATAATAAAGTATTTGCTACTACAACCGAAGATGTGAATAAAGATGGAACATCAATTCAAATTACTTCCGGTGAATACATTAGTTTATTTAAAGAAACTATTGCAGTTGAAAAGGAAGCAGTTGGTAAGTACCCATCATCGGATGAATTAAAGGGAGACCAAATTGTAGTTAATAGTGGTAGAGTTATTGTATCTGCAAAAACTGCTGAATTATTTTTGTTTAGTAAGAAAAATTTATCTATCTTTACGGATGATATTGTATCAATAGATGCAGAAAAAGGATTGAACTTTATTGTTCAAAATGGTCCTATCCAAATAGCAGCAAGTGGAAATAACAATATAATAATTGGTGTTGAAAATGGAAAAATATTTGCAGGAAAGGATGCAGCAGAAGAACCGATGTTATTAGGAAATGTGATGGTTGATTTAATAGGTAGATTGATAGATGCTATAAATCAAATGACAATTGCAACACCATCAGGTCCTTCCTCACCTGGTCCTATTAATAAAGCACCATTTAATAATATTAGAAATGATTTAAAAACAGCATTATCTAAAACGAATTATTTAATCTAATGTCTTGGTCTCAATTTAAAGATGAAGTTGGTAGTAGAATGAAAGAAGCTAATTGGAAAACATCCGATGAGTGGGCTAAGTTCTTTACTAAAAAATACGATGAGTGTATTAAAAGAGGTACGGATTTAAGTGGTAAAAATCCTGTACTAAAGGGTAATACCGAATTAATGGAACAAACCTTAATTAATGCAGGTAATATAGCATTAGCAGCAAAGGCGCCGGCTTTTTATGGTACATATTTAAATTTATTAGGACAGGCAGTTATTGGGTATTGGAGTACGGCAACTTTACAAAAAATGAGTACACCATTAATTCCAGCACCAGGTACAATTTTAAACTTACAAGTAACAAACAATTATTGTACAAATCCAGGAAAATTTGTAGGAACACCTACTCCACCAACAAAAGAGGTTGATTCATTTTTAAGTGCATTTATTTCTGCAGCTACAATACACTTAACAACAATTAGTGGAACAACTGAATTAATTTCACAATACATTCCACCATTACCAATAGGTCCGGCAATTACAACTTGGACTGGATATAAAATTGAAGGTGCTAGCAATCGTAGACAAAGAGTTATAGCACCGATTGAAATAGATGACCCACCAATTGAAGATGATACACCAATAGTTGAAGGTAAGGCACATTTAGAACATGAACGAAGAAATGGTAGAGTTAAATTTAATAGAGTAGAGGATGCCGAAGATCCGGAATTAATAGAACAACCAAAGCGTGTATTGTATAAAGCACCGGAGCCAGTTAGAGCAACAACTCCAGCACCACAAACAACAGCTGAACGGATTCAACAAACTACATCTACACCACTTACACAGGATGTATTAGAACCAATTAGAAATATAGGAGAGATTGGTAGAGGATTACCACCAAAAGCACCATCACTAATAATCTATAAAAATGGTAGCATTGATACAAAGCTTTTAGTTCCTATTGCAAAGGGTGGATTAAGTAGATATGGTGGTAATTACTTATTAGAAAAACAGGCAGCAGATCAATTTAAAAGATGGAAAGCTCAAGCTGATAGAGATGGTTTTTATTTCACAATTACATCTGCATATAGGGATTTACAACAACAAAGCGGTTTGAAAGGTGGAGCAGGTACAGTTGCAAAAGCAGGTTCTTCTGCACATGGGTTAGCATTAGCAATTGATATTGGTGAATTATTTAAGTTAGTAAAAGGAAGTGGAAATCCTGGCATTAATACTAGAGCAAAACAAAATAGTAAATTGTACAAATATTTAGCAAAGACCGGACCACAATATGGTTGGTATAATCCAATTAGATTAGCAGATAATTTTGGTGTTGATGAATGTTGGCATTGGGAATATTGGGGATATTATAAAAAATAAATACTTATATAAAGAAAACACAATTTTATGGATCAAACACAATTAATTAAAGCATTAGTAAAAGTTCTAAGAGAAGATATTAAAAAAACTCTTAAAGAAGAAATACGAAATGCTGTTCACGAAGTGTTAAATGAACAAATTGAAACACCTAAACAAAAAGTGAACGAAGGTTACGAATTTAAATCAAAAGATGATGGTACTTATGGTACAATCCAATACGGACAAAAACCACAGGCAACTAGACCTATGATATCTCCGGCTGATTTGGGATATGGTGATAATTTTAGAGAATACTCACAACCTGAGGTACCTGTGGGTGGTGCTCAATCCGAATATGGTTCTTATTTACAAGGACAAGAAGAAGGTGGTATTCCATTAGAACATAAGATGGCAATGGCAGCTAGGAAAAATCCAGAAGCAGCTCAATCAGTTATGAAAGCATTAAATAGAGATTATTCACAATTGGTAAAAAAATTCAAATAAGGAGTAACCTAAGTGGCAAGAATATTAGAAAAAAAGTTTTTAGTAGATGAACAAGATAAAAGTGTTGGTGTTACACTTCCATTAAGGAAAGGAAACAACGGATACTTTGAAGTGTCTTATACAACTAAAGACCAAATTAAATCTAATATTAAATCATTATTATTAACTCAAAAAGGTGAAAGAGTAATGCAACCCAACTTTGGTTCTGATTTAAGAAAATGTTTATTTGAACCAATTACTCAAACGTTAGATTCGTTTATAGAAGATAATATTACCGAAGCAATCAATACTTGGATGCCATATGTTACAGTTGAAAGTATAGTGTATGATGTAGATAATACATTGAAAGATAGAAATAGAATAGATTTAGAATTAAAATATAGTTTGAAATATTCTAATTCACAAATATTAGAACAATTAAATATAGTAATATAAAATGGCATTAAAACCTATCGATAAAAGTTGGGCAACAAATAAAAAAGATATTAAATATCTTAATAGAGATTTTGCATCCCTAAGACAAGCATTAATTGAATTTACTAAAACATATTATAGTAACACTTATAATGATTTTAGTGAAGCATCACCTGGTATGATGTTCATTGAACAAGCAGCATATGTTGGAGATATTCTTTCATATTATACCGATGCACAATTAAAAGAATCATTTATTAACTTAGCAAGTAATAAAAATAACATTTATCAATTAGCACAAAACTTAGGATATAAACCAAAGATTTCTACTCCTGCGAGTGTTACGTTAACATTGTATCAAACATTACCATCTAAATATGTGTCAAGTAATGGTACGAGTGTTAACTATGAACCTGATTTTGATTATGCATTAAAAATAAATGAGGGGATGTTGGTGGGTTCTAATTCTAATCAAAATGTAGAATTTTTAACAACAGATTTTGTAGATTTTGCAGATTCTAATAATAGAGAAGTAAGTGTATTTACAGTTGATGCTAGTAACAATCCTATAACTTATTTGATTACAAAAAAAGTATCAGCAATAAGTGCAACTAGATATACACAAACATTTGATGTTGGTGAATTCAAACCAAATCCAACTTTTAGACTTACATCTACTAATTTTATTAAGATAGAAAGTGTAAAAGATAGTGATGATACTACATATTATGAAGTTCCATATTTGGCACAAGAAATGGTATATATCAAATCACCAAACGAAGCTTACAACGAACCACTATTAGCAACCGCTAATTCACCAAAATATATTTTAAAGTTACAACAAACAAATAAAAGATTCACAACTCGTTTAGTAGATGAGCAAACTATTGAATTAAGATTTGGTAGTGGAAATGAATCTACACCGGATGAATCATTAATTCCAAATACAAAGAATGTAGGATTGGGATTAAACAATTCAATTAATAGAATGGGTGAATCATTTGACCCTTCTAACTTTTTGAAAACAAATACATATGGTATTGCACCAGCACAAACAACATTAACAGTTAATTATTTAGCAGGTGGTGGTATTCAATCAAATGTACCACAGGGTGATTTAACTAAAATAAAAGCAGTTTCATTTAACGATGATATATTAGCATTTACTGAAATTAATTTTCCGGTATATAATGAAGCTAGACGTTCTTTAGTTGTAGAAAATATTGAACCTGCAACTGGTGGAAAAGGGTTTGAAACATTGGAGGAGATTAGAGAAAATGCAATAGCTAACTTTGGTGCTCAAAATAGAGCGGTAACTAAAAAAGATTATGAAGTTAGAGCATTAGCAATGGATACTATGTTTGGTGGAATTGCAAAAGTATATGTTGAACAAGATGGTTCAATTGATACAAGTGCAGCACAACAAGTTCTAAGAAATCCATCAGTTAAAAAAGATTTTACTAATTTAGTTAAATCATTAAAGACTTCAACTGATGATGAAATTACTTTGGCATTAGATACTTTCTTAAAAACAAAACAAACCTTTGCAGTAGAAAGTAATCCATTTGCAATTAATATGTATTTGTTAGGGTATGATTCTAATAATAAATTAACAACGTTAAATGCAACAGTAAAACAAAACTTAAAAACATACTTAGAAGAATATAGATTATTGACAGATGCTATTAATTTAATTGATGGTTATATTGTTAATATTGGTGTAAACTTTGATATAACTGTTTTTGCTAATTATAACAAACGAGAAGTTGTATTGAAGTGTGTACAAGTAGTAACTAACTATTTTGACATTAATAAATGGAAAATGAATCAATCAATTAATTTAAGTGAATTAGAATTAGAATTGGCAAATGTAGATGGTGTTTCATCAGTTCCTAAAGTAGAAATAGTAAATTTAGCAGATTCAACTGGTTTAACGTATTCACAATATTCGTACAACATTATAGAAGCAACTAGAAATAAGATTGTTTATCCATCATTAGACCCTTCTATATTTGAAATTAAATATCCAAACAAAGATATTAAGGGGAGAGCATTATAATGGTACTATTTTATACAGCATCGCAAGATGCAACTATATACTTACAACAACCTTACCAAAATACCGGTATAGATGAAATACTAGAAATTTCAAAAGTATATTATGGTGATACACCGGATATGAGTAGAGTATTAATTCAGTTTGATACTACGGAAATATCTAAAAGTTTAGCAAATGGTACAATACCAAGTGGTTCATTTACAGCATCTTTACAATTAAAAATAACTAAAGCAGATGAAATTGCAGCTAGATTTAGTATAGAAGCATACCCAATTTCACAAAGTTGGGAAAATGGTACTGGTACTCGTTTTGATAATCTTACTACAAATGGTGCAACTTGGATTTATAAAAATGGTGATGATACAACAACCATATGGAATAATACTTATGATGGAGCTAATACTACATTTAATCCATTTACAACTGGTTCACAGACGGGATGGGGTGGAACGTGGTTTACATCATCGGTAGTATCACAATCGTTTAGTTATACATTAGAAGATGTTAATTTAAATGTAACTGAATTTATTAAAAGATGGAATAGTGGGAGTATAGCAAATAATGGATTTATTCTTAAATTTGCAAATGATAAAGAATTGGATACTATTGATTATGGAACTATTAAATTCTTTTCAAAAGAAACAAATACAATATACCAACCAAAATTAGTAATAACATATCCTGAAAGTAGTACATCAGGTTCATTGATAGATATTACTGAATTTGCGGATAGTAGTAGTTATGATGTAGTATATCGTTGTTATTCACCAAATTTGAAAGTATCGTATAAACAAGGTCAGAAAGTATCAATAAAGGTGGATGCGAGAGAGTTATATCCTGTTAAACAATTCAATAGTACATTTGCATATCAAGTTAAATACTATCTGCCAAATGAGGCCTATTACGCAGTAATGGATACATTAACAAAAGAGTTTATTATAAATTACTCACCAGATACAAAAGTATTGAGGGGGTTGCGTAACAATATGATTAACTTAAACTTTACCAATTGGCCTATCGGTAGAAATTACACATTATTTGTAAAATCAATTGATACCAATAACGAAGAAATTTTCGAAATTGGTAGTTTTGATATTTATGAATAATAATGGCAAACGAAACAAAATATATAAATCTTTCTGATGACACTAACATTAGTGTATCTACTAAATTATATGTAGATAAGTACAACAAAGGTGAATTAGCCAAGTCCGTTGATTTAAGAGTTACGGAATTAATTAAACCTTTACCTGATGTTAATCTAAACTTAGTTCCCAAACCAATATATGATGCAGAAGTTCAGTTAAATGAAGATTTGCAGGCAGAAATTGAAATTCTAAATATTACTATTGATGATTTATCCGCACAGTTAGCAGTAAAAACAGCAGATAGTTCTTCTTTAGTTTTAGAAAATGATGCATTGAAATTGAAAGAAGCTAAATCGGATAATAATATACAATCAATACAAACTACGGTTGTTGATTTAAGAAGTAACCTTACAACATCATTGACTAAAGCAATTAATGAAGCAACTGAAAAGGTAGCATTAGAAGCAGAAAACAATGGTCTATCTGCACAAAAGAATGCATTGATTAAACAAATAGATACATTAAATAATTTATTAGCACAGGCAAATGCAAGTTTACAAGTTGCACAACAACAATTAAGTGCAAAGGCACAAGCAGTAGCAGCGGGTGGGTTAGCTACCGGAGAATTGGCTACAATTGTATTTGATATTGGTGACCCTACTAAAAAGAAAGTTGAAGGTAAAGATTTGGCAATGGATTATAATGGTGGACCAAACGGAGTAAAAGATAAATTTAGTTCTGCGGGTGATCCTTTTAGAAATATTTGGAGTTCATATTTTGATATTGTTGTTGGACCTAAAGATGTAACGGTAACGGTTGAGCCACTTAGTGGATATAAACAAATCCCATGGGATTTTGGATTTGCATTACCAATTACATTAAAAGCAAATGAAACAAAACGATTTAATACTGTCAATCCAAATTCAGCCTGGGTAAGAGGAAATCCTGGTAATGATGGTGGAAGTTTTTGGAGAAGTTCAAAAGCATCGATGACGGATTGGAAGTTTACAATTAAAGTAAAAGATATAGATGCAAATGGAAAAACCGAAAGTAAAGATTTTTCAATAAGAACGTACAAATATTAATATATGGCACTAAACGATTTTAAAAATATAGAAAATATAAATCTTAATTTAGATACAACGGCTCAATTACTAAATTCAAAAGATTTAAATATATTCAAAACATCAATATCAAATGTTACTGATTTCGGAATGTCAAAAAATGATGTTATTGAGTTTAGAGTATATGATATTGGAAATAACTTATTAGAACAAACAGGTGGTAAGACGGTAAATTATATTCATAAAGATAACTTACCAAAGTATTTAAAATCATCCATAGATTCTAAAACACAAGAAAAAATATTTGAAATCGATGTTGAGAAATTGGTTAAAGAAGCAGGATATGGTAATGGTGAATTCAAAGTTGTATTTAATTTCTTAAAGAATTATGTTGGTAACGAAAATCAAAAACAAAAAGTTTGGATACATGAAGTTTCACCGAGTAGAACCGAAATTCGTATACAACCATTGATAACAAACGATGAAGCTCAAAATAGACAAATCAATCGTAGATATACATCGTTTATGGATGGAGCAGCAGAATTAAGAGAAAATGTTATAAATATAAAAAATCAAATAGATAAAGTTGAATTACAAATAAGTGATTTAATTGATAAATATTTTATAGAAAAGCATGGTCAGAAATGGTTAGATGTTGTTAAAGCAGATTATAAGTTTTTAACAGATTCACAATACAAATCATTTAAACAAAAAATATTTACTGATTTTAAGACAAGTGTATTTGCACAATTAGATGGTAAAGAATTTAAATTGGGAAATCCTAATTTTAATAAACAAGTAACCACACCTTTAGATTTAGATGAATACCTAACACCTATTGAGATTAACGCATTGGTAAATTCTAGATTACTTGAAGCAATTGATTATAATATGAGTAATGTTACATATAAAGATTACCCACAAGCAATAAAAGATATTATTAATCAAAAGAAAGATTTACAAGTATTACAAAATTTATTAGATACAAATACAATTACAAAATCTAATTTAACACAAACACAAAAATTAGGAAAGGTAAATAGAGATGTAAAAATAACACCTAATACACCTATTTTAGAAGTGATTGAAGAACCTATTTTAAGAAAAGTTGATCCACCGGTAGTTGAGCCACCGGTAAAGGTAATCCCAACTCCTGATGTTATTGTTCCTAGAGAACCAGTATATGGTGGTGGAGGTGGTTTTGGTGGTGAAGTAATTGATAATAGTAGGTTGGGTGGTGGTATGGGTAGAGAGCAACTTTTTAATAATGATGGGTTAAATCAACAAATAGAAAACCTAAGATAAGATATTTATAGATAATGAGTTTAGCAGACATATACAATAGAAATCAAGCAGGAGCATTATATACTCCAATTAATGATAACGTCTTTGATTTTTCATATGGTGGAGGAGGTGGCGGAAATACACCACCAACAGTGTCAACTACTCCTACGTTTGATGTTAAATTAACACTAAGAAACGCAACTGCTGTTCCTAATGTTTTTACCTTTGATGTACAAAATAGAACATACAATGAAAATGCAACGGTTGAATTAAATAGTAATACTTTAAATGATGTATTAAGAATAAATCCAACAGCAAGAGATAATTTTGAACCTACTAATAGATTTGAAATTGTTAAAAAATTAATTGAAAAACAAATATTAGTAAAAGATGTTATTGATTATCAACCATATGCATTTAATTTAGATCCAGCTTCATCATTATTTGGTGGTATGGGTGGTAATACTGGATTTAGTGGATTAGGATTTATAAATACTCCTATACCATCTAGACCTGATTTAAACAAGTTTACCGAAATTTCACAAACAATTAAAGTAAATGGTGTTGCAGTAAATGAATATGATAATAATAATTTGTTATTAACATCAACTGATTACCCTTTAGCAGCTAACATTGTATTAGATTTTAAAGGAACAAACAAAACAACAGTTACAAAAGTAACACAAACATATACTAGAACTCAATCTATACAATTTACTTCAAATTATACAAACGATGCGTTATATAATGAAATTGAAATTGAGATTGACACTATTGATTTAAAAGCCGGTAAAATTGTTAATAAATTAAATACCAATGGTGGTGAATTATTATTAACAAATACAATAGGGAAATTAAATCCTGTTAATATTTCGTTTAAAGGATTTAGTGCTTTTACATTTAGAAATTTATATTGGCAATATATTGATAAAATAGATACAAATACATTAAATTTAGCAGAATTTAATAGTGTGAATGATACCACACTAAAATTAAGTTCAGATGAGTTTAATAGAAACATTGTAGTTTATTTAGATGTAATACCTGCCAATTCAAAATTACCAAATCTTACACTTAAGAATAATAAAATTGAGCAAAGTATTTTAGAATCCGTATATGTTTCTAAAACGGAAAGTGCTTTAATTGATATTGATTTAACAATTTCTAATACGGATTATGTAAGAATTAAAACACCATATAGAGAATTTAATCAACAATTAGTTGCAACAACGGCTACTACAAGTAGAATTACATTAGATTTAAAGCGAGATTTTTTAAATAATGAAGGTTCTTTTAAAGTATTATTAGTACCAGCTTCTAATTTATATGGTGAGGGATCGGTATCAGATGTTATTGTAAAACTTACTAAAACATTAGATACTCCAATTATAGATAAAGTAGATTATCCAACTAATGTTTATATTCCATCTTATACATTTGGTGATGTTAAATTTAAAGTTGATTTTGAATCTAATTTAGCAGATTATATATTAGTATATCATAGTACCGAAAATGATAATAATATCTTAGGTAAGTTTGGTGCAAAAGGTTCTCTTATATTAAATTACAATGAACTAAAAAGTAAACAAGTTAAATTTCCACTTGATTTATTATTAGTTCCATATAATGATGGTACTAAAGTAGTTAGGGGTGAAACTGAAAGACTACAAATTACATTTTCTGATGCAGGTATTTATGTATCTACACAGGATTTAAAAAATAATTTATTTGATGCGATTTCTAAGAATTTAAATTTAACATTACAAACCGAAGAAAAATATTTATCGCATATTGCATCATTTGATAAGAATGATTCACAAATATTAATATCAAATTGGGATAGTGATTTAACTACATTTACTAAATTTAAAAGAGATGAGTTAGGAAATCAGGTACCCGATGGTCAAATAAATAAAAGTGTTGTATTAAAGTTATATGAAGCCTTACCAGCAAATATTACTAAAAATGATGTTTTATGGGTTTCTAGATTATCATCATTACCAATTATACAAAAGGTAATTATTAATAGTAATCCTGAAGATAATACATTACCATTAAGAGCACCTAATTTTAATATTCAGGCTGATTATGTAAAGGGACAATCAACCATATATGAATCTTATAATGATTTAATACTAAGTGGTTCATCAACATCTCAACAATTAGTAGATAAATATCTTACCGATAATTTAGTAGAAACGGCTAAGATAAACATAGATTATTCGGAATTTTCTAATTTTGTAAAATATAGTAGTGCAAAGGAAAGATTAACTAACTTTAGATATAAAAAAGAATTAGCAGAATATTATGAAGATAAGATTACATTTTTAAGTGCATCTTATTATGTAAGCCGTAGTGTTATTACATTAAATGATATTCAAAATTATACTGATACACTTTCTACGTTAGTAAGTGGGTTTGATGGTTGGGAAAAAAGTTTAGTAAGTAGTTCATTAATATTTAACTCGGATACAGCATCCTATGGATCATTTCCTGGTGGCAGATTTAATGAATTAAGTGGAACTGATGCATTTTCAATTGATGGAACGGATTACTTAACGGATGTAAATTCTACGTTACATAATTGGTTCTTAGGAACATATGAATCTGCATCTGTATTTGATGATAATAACTTATCTTCATTGCGAAACAATATACCATTGTTTATAAATGATAATCCAGAGAATGATGAATTTTTATTATTCTTAGATATGATTGGTAACCACTTTGATATTATACACACCTATATCAAAGGAATGACAGAACAACGATTGATAAGTGAAAATAATTCATATGGTATAAATGATGAATTACTTTATAACTACTTACAATCATTAAGTTGGGATGCTAAAAATCTTAATTCAAATAAGCAACTTTGGAGTTATACATTTGGACAAGATGCAGATGGTGATGGTATTATGGATGAGGTTGATGGTTACACTATTACACCTGAAGAATATACTAAAAAGATTTGGAGAAGAATATCTAATAACTTACCTTATTTATTAAAACATAAAGGTACCGGTAGAGGTATTAAAGCATTGATGGCTTGTTATGGTGTTCCTCAAAGTGCATTAACTATAATGGAATTTGGTGGTCCGGCAGATAATAGATTAGCATCGGCTTCATTGTTTACATACGAAACATTAAGTCCTACATTAGTATTTAATGACAATTCTTATATTACAGCAAGTTGGAGCGGAAGTACAAAACCACAATCAATTGAATTAGTAATAAAACCGGAGTATTCATCATCTATTAATTTAGTTAGTGGTAGTGGATTTAAATTATACATTAGTGGTGGTGTTACGGTTAATGATACTATTAATACACAATATGGTACATTGGGATTAAATGTAGCAGGTGTTAATTTATTTAATACACTCCCATATACATTTTTTGATGGTAATTTTCATACAATATTATTAACTAAAGAATATGATGGCTCAAATTCTGATTTTACAATTTATTATGGTTATGCAGAAAAAGATAGAATTGTTAAAAAACGAATAGATTATACAACCGCAGCTAATAATGTTTGGGAAGGTGGTTCTCATATTTACATCGGTGGATTTAGAGGTGAATTAGATGAAGTTAAAATATGGAAATCAGCACTAAGTGCTTCGTTATTTGATATTCATTTGTTAGATAGTGAAAATATGATTGGTAATTATATTTCGGCATCAACAGAAGATTTATTAATAAGATTAGATTTTGAAAATCCACATCAACTTTCCGGTTCTGTTATTGAAATTCAATCTGGTAGTGTAAAGGATTATATTAAAAACGTAGCACCTAATGTTATATTATCAAATATTACAAGTAGTGTAAAATATGGTGAAAGATTATTAGAAAGTGGATATGTTTCATATGTTAGTGCAAGTGGCTTTATTTCGGCATCTCAATACGATAGTACAACACATCAACATTGGAACTACCTATATAGAAGTAAAGATTCGGCAGTTGAATTACCAAACACAGGTGTAACAAGATTATCTAATAATAAAATTAGAATTGAAGGACAAGAATTAATAGGTGATTTATCTCCAACAAAAAGAGTAACTAAAAAAGCATTTGATACGGCGGCTAATGATTCTAATAGATTGGGATTATTTTTCTCACCTAATAAAGATTTAGATTTGGATATTGCAAAATCATTTGGTGGTGATGCAATTGATGATTATTTTGGTGACCCGGCGGATGACTATAATAATACTTACAAAGATTTAGATGATTTACGAAATTACTATTTCCAAAGAGTTAGTAATAGAAACATTTATGATTTTATTCGTTTGATTAAATACTACGATAAATCATTGTTTGTTAATATTAAACAAATGTTGCCGGCGAGAGTTAAAGCAACAACTGGTTTACTTATAGCACCACACTTTTTAGAAAGAAGTAAAGTTAAACATACTAAACCAACCGCTGAAAATACACAATTAGAAGGTGTAATTAGTGATACAACGATTACAACATTACATTCTACATTTGATACCTATGAGGGTAATTTAAATTTATCCGAATCAATTGATGTGTTAAGTGGTGAATATAATACATATGAAGCAAATATTTCAACCGAAGAAGTTACTACGATAGCGGGTGAGTATAATACATATGATGCAACGATTGGTGATATTGTTGAAGATTTAGTTTCAGCAACATACGATACATATGAAGGAACAATTGATTTTAAATTAAAAGACCCAACTATATTAGCACAATATGATTTATTTGGTGGAGCTACTATTGTTGGTTTAGATGACAAATATAGTGAATATGGATTTAATACATATTTTAATAATGGATATGGAAAATATCATTACGAAGAAAATGGTTCATTTAAATCTAAAGGTATTAGAGCATTTATGGTAACAAAAAAAGATACAATAATAATACCAAGTGCAAGTGTAGGTGGAATTTATACAAATGTATTAACCTCATCTTATCATAATGAATTAATTATTCAAGATATTGGTGTAAGTGCAAGTTTAGCAAGTGACCCTAATATAATAGGAATAACTACTGCTAGTGGATATTTACCATCACATTATATTTATAAAAGTGGAAAATCTATTGGATTACAAAATTTATTTTATAAAGGTTCTAAGCAAACTACAAATACTACTATTGATGGCAAAGATGCAGTAGAAACATTTATAACTAATCCAACAGTTCTTAGAATTAATAAACAAGGTAGAAATACATCTGAACCAATCTTAGAAGTAGATTAAAAATAATGTAACAAAAAAATATTTTATATATTTATAAAAGAATAATAAACAAACTATGGCATATTTAGATAACACAACGATTACGGTAGATGCTATCCTTACAAAAAAAGGAAGAGAAAAATTAGCAGCTGGGCAACCTTTAAACATTTCTCAATTTGCATTGGGTGATGATGAAATTGATTACACATTATATGATGCAGCACATCCAAAAGGATCTGCTTACTATGATGCATCTATTTTAGCAACTCCAATCTTAGAAGCTAGTCCGGATGAAACTCAGGCACTAAAGTACAAATTAGTAACTTTACCAAAATCTACAACAAAGATACCACAAGTTTCTTTAAATGCAACTTTAATTGCAGCTAAAACAACCGGTGGACAATTTCCTATCACACCTTCAACATCTCCAGCAGGAAATAAGAATGGTGGATATACAGCAGTATTAGGAAATAAAAATGCTGGTACAATTGTAGGTGAAGGATTAACAAATGTAAATACTACAACTACTACATTTAGTAATAGTGTAACTGCAACTGCAGAAGTAGTAAAAGGATTAACATTTACATTTATACCTAATAGTTCATTAACTTCAAACATAACAACAACTTTAACTATATTTGGTAACGAAACAGGTGGTAGTGTAACTATTCCTGTAACTGTTACATATGTAGCCGCAGTATAATAAAAAAGAAATAACAATATGGCACAATTAGGATCAAATACTGGTACACAACTTACCAATGATATAGCAAATTATCTAACACAACAAAGGCAAGCTGCTAATGGAGCAATAGATACAACACAATTAGCAACTATTATTAATAATTACCTTACAACAGGTGAAAAATTAGTAATGGAAACAGGTGTAACAACGAATTCAGTTTATAAAGTATTTAATACAACAGATATCGTTACTGCTAAAAATGAAATAGTAACAACTGGTATTTGGAGTAATGGTAGTGGTAGTTTAACTTCATTTTTCACTAGTTCTACAATAGCAGCAGGTGGCAGTGGTTCTGCAACGGATGAGTATTATTACAATGTATATGGTTCATCTAATACGGGTTCTTCGGCAGTTGAGTTTGCAGTATCTTATGGACATAAAACAGGTGGTGGTGCTACTGATTTGGCAACTGATGATAATTCAACATTACCAACAAAAGCAACTTACGCACAATATAGAGCATTATTAACAGATACAAATGAAACTAGTTTTCGTTTCTATTCTGGTTCAACTGAAGATGCTTATAGTTCAGATGATATTTATATAATTAACTTAAGTAGAGCTAATTATAGAGAAAGAATGGATGCTGGAAACTGGCAAATTACATTGACTGGTACAAGTGGTTCATTTACATTTATTGATAATAGTGGTGAAAAGTTTAATACTACAAATAGTGGTACAAACGAATTCAACATTGTAAGTGGTTCATTAAACTTAGGAACAAATACAGCAGCAACTATTAATTCATATGTAGCAACTGATGGTAAAGGTTTTGGTAAATTTTATCCTGATTATGGTATTTTAATTTTCAATCCAACTGCATTAGCAACTACATTAGGTGCTCAAACAATATTACCTACTACAACTACAACGGCTAATGCATTTAATCATATTAAATTGTTTAATGCAATTAAAGCTGGTGCAGATTTTGAAGCAAGAAGAATTGAAAACGTATCAACAGCACACTACTTTGTAAGAGTTAACAATAGAGAATTTAACTATTCTAATAACCCTACATTTGTAACTGGTTCTCAAGGTGATTTCTATAACGCAGCATTTACAACTGATCCTGTTGTTTATCCTACTACAATTGGATTATACAATGATTCAAACGAATTGATTGCAGTAGCTAAAACATCTAAACCAATCGCTAAATCATTTAGTAAAGAAGTATTGGTAAAAGTTAAATTAGATTTCTAAGATATTGTTTGAAAGTATCGTAGAACAAAAATCAAACAATATAAAAGAAACCCAACCTTAAAAAAGTTGGGTTTTTGTTTATTAGAATATTTATATTAAGATATGTTAAAACAAATACCTAAATCAGATATTACACTTAGACCATTTAAGGTTTATAAAAATTTCACAGCAAATCAATTTGATAGTGGTAGTGGATTCAATACACAGATTGCATATAATCATACAGGTAGTTATGATGTATTAACTACGGAAGAAGCATTAGAAAATGGTACTTGGCATCAATTAAGAACAATGTATTATAGAGACCCTCATAATCTATATACATCCTATGGTACAATAAAACCCACATATACTGATATTGAAAGAGTTAAACAAAGAGTTTTAAATGATAAGGCCTATGTTTTTCAAGTTCCACAAATAAAATTTGGAGAAGAAATAAAACCAAATTCAGTTATACTTACATCACAATTATTAAACGAAACTATTGTAGATGATGGATTTGGTAATTTATCATCCAATTATAACTCATATTTATTTAAACGTATTGATGTAGACAATTCTTTGTTTATTTTTGAAGATCCAAATGGTACTGAACTTATTGCTGAATTGATGCCATATGATGATGGTCCAAGTATTGAAATTGAGACCGGTGTGTTTAAGATTAAATTTGATTATGTATTTTATTTAGTAAGAATAGATATGCAAACATCTTTTATATCATGGTTAGGAAGATTTGATATAAATGGAAATTTAAAAGTATCTACGATTATAATGGGTAATGTATTTTATTCACATGGTATTATTGTAATTACTAGAGATACAGATACAGTTAGAAACAATATGTTGGATTATGATTGGCAATTAAATTATCAATCTACAAATACTATTTATGAAAACGAAATTTTATTAGTAGTAGATGAAGATGAATTTAATACATCAACTAATCCAACCGCAATAGATTTTGTTAATTTACAAAATGTAGAATACACTACATCATTTGAAGGAACTAAACGAACAAGTAAATATGATGCAGCAACTATAAAACCAGAATTTTTAGCATACGAATATAGTTCATCAATCGATCCAACCGGTTCATTTAAAGCACCATATGTTACAACAATTGGATTGTATGATGAAAACATGGATATGGTAGCGGTAGCTAAGTTAGCAACACCAATTAAATCAACTCCAGACCTTCCTGTAAACTTTTTGGTAAGAATTGATACTTAACATATATTTATATTAAACAAAACGAATTATGGCAATCATAGACACATACAATAAAAGTAAATTAGCAGAAAAAAACGCTGATAAACAAGCTGTTGATTTTATTAAAAACAAAAAATTTGGAATTGAAGCAGTTAACGGATTTACACCAAACTTAAAAACCGGTGATAAATCGGAATTTAATATGATTGATGCAAATGGTCTTAAAACCGTTAAAGTATTTGATGTATTAAGTACCAATGGTGGTAAAGAAGCACCATATACACCAACGAAGAAATATACTTCGGTTAATACTAGAAAATAATAATGGCAAAAAAGGTTACAAAAAAAGGTTGGGTAGAAAAAAAGAATGGTTATAAAAGTGGATTAGAAGATACGGTTTCCCAACAAATCGAATCAATGGGTATTAAAGTAGAATATGAAACTGAAAAGGTTAATTATATTATACCTTCCTCACCTCACACATATAGTCCAGATTTTAAATTACCCAATAATATTAGGGTAGAAACGAAAGGTAGATTTGTATTAGCTGATAGAAAGAAACATCTATTAGTTAAAGAACAGAATCCTACATTAGATATTCGTTTCGTGTTTACCAATTCAAAGAACAAAATCAATAAAAAATCCAAAACAACTTACGCAGATTGGTGTGATAAACATGGATTTAAGTATGCCGATAAGGTGATACCAGATGAATGGTTCTCCGAATAATTTGGTAATTTAAACTATTTTCCGTATATTTGATATATGGAGATAATACAACTATTTGATAAATACATCGGACCTAGCAGAACTCTAAAGAAAAATGAGCATGCATATCATTGTCCTTTTTGTCATCATCACAAACCAAAACTACAAATAAACGATAAAACATATAAGTTTCATTGTTGGACTTGTAATGCCGGTGGTAATCTTATTTATTTAGGTAAGAGAATTGGAATGAATGATTTAGACCTAAGTGATTTGGTAGGCCGTTGTGGAATAAGTGAAGAAATCCGAAAAAAACTTAAAGATGATTGGGGAGGTTCTATTAAAGAATTGTTAGATAAAATTACAACAGAATCAGAACAAGAAGAAGCTGAAAATACATCTCAATTATTTTTACCACCAGAATTTAAATCAGCATTAGAATTATCAAATAGTATTTCAAATCCATTAGAAAGAAATGCAATATCATATCTTAAACAAAGAGGTATTACTAAAAAACATATTATTAAATATAACATAGGATTTTGTCCAAAAGGATTATATGGTGGTAGAATTATTGTTCCTTCATATGATAGTAAAAATCAATTAAATTATTTTATAGCAAGAAGTATCTTTCCTGAAGAAAAGCAAAAATATAAAAATCCTCCTGTATCTAAAGATGTTATAGTATTTTCTAATCAAATTGATTGGAAACAACCTATTGTTTTATGTGAAGGTGTATTCGATGCAATTGCTCTAAAAAGAAATGCTATTCCATTATTAGGTAAATTTGTACAAAATACCCTAATGGGGGCTATAAAAAATACCAATCCTGAGGTGTATATTTGTTTAGATTCCGATGCTCAAGAGGATGCATTGGTATTATATAACAAAATTAAATCATATGTAAAGGTGGTGAGGAACATTAAGTTAGATGGTAAGGATGCCGGCGAAAATAACTTCCAAAATATTTTGAAATATCAGAAAAATTCCGTAACTTTAAGTTGGGAAAGCGTATTAAAAGAAAAGCTATCTAATTTCAGTAGTAGTATATTAAAATAAAATATGAGTAAATTAAAGAAAATTTATCACATTGCGGACATTCACATTAGAAATCTAAAAAGACACCAGGAATATAGAGAGGTATTTGATAGATTATTTAATGATATAAAGCAAAAGGGAACAGAAAATTCCCTTATTTATTTAGCGGGAGATTTGGCTCACGCTAAATTAGAAATGTCACCGGAGCTTCTTAATGAAATAAATTATTTTCTTAAGAAGTGTTGTGAATTATGTCCTACCATATTAATCGCTGGAAACCACGATTGTAACTTAAACAATGCTGGTAGATTGGATGTATTAACTCCAATTGTAGAAGCATTAGATTTACCTAATTTAACTTATTTAAGAAATACTCAAAGTTATACCTATGGGGGTGTAAGATTTGATACATTTTCTATTTTTGATGAGAAAGAAAATTGGGTGTTTGAACCATTAACATCAGATACTAAAAATATTGCATTATTTCACGGACCTGTATTAGATGCAACTACGGATGTTGGTTATACAATTTCCTCTCGTCATTTTACATCAGAAATGTTTGATGGATATGATTTAGCTTTATTAGGTGATATACATAGAAGACAAACTATGATTTCTCCTAAAGGATGTAAAGTAGTTTATCCTGGTTCTTTAATACAACAGAATCATGGTGAAGCATTAGATAAACATGGTTACGCTATTTGGAATATGGATGATTTATCAGTTGAGTATGTAGATGTACCAAATGATTATGGTTACTATACTTTACATGTAGAGAATGGTGTTGTACCCGATGTAACGGATATGCCTATTAAACCTCGTCTTAGAGTGTTTGTATCTAAAACCGATGCGGCAGATATTAAGAGGGTTACTACGGAAATTAAAAAGAAATATAAAGTAGATGAGTTTACTATTACTCGTACCGACACTTTAGCTCGTTTAAGGACAGGTAATAAAGATGGTAAGTTGAATGTAGGTAATGTAAATGACCCTCAATACCAAGCTGGTCTTATTAAAGATTACTTAGGTAGAAACTATATGTTGGATGATGAAACATTGGGTAAGATTGAGGATTTGAACAATAAACTAAACAAAAGATTAAATGATGATGATTTAGTTAAGAACATAGCTTGGAAACCAATTAAGTTTGAGTTTAATAATATGTTCAGTTATGGTGAGGATAATATCGTTAACTTTGAGAATATGAAAGGGTTAATGGGTGTGTTCGCTCCAAACGCTAGTGGTAAATCGTCTTTATTTGATGCTCTTTCGTTTTGTATCTTTGATAAGAGTAGTAGAGCATTTAAGGCAGCTAACATTCTAAACAATCGTAAAACATCATTTAGTTGTAAGTTAGAGTTTGATATTAATGATGAGAGATTTTTCATTGAAAGAACGGCAAAAACTACAAAAAAAGGTGATGCGGTTAAATGTGATGTAAACTTTTGGAAAATAGAGGGTGGTGAAATTGTAAACTTAAATGGTGATGAACGTAGAGGAACGGATAAAGTAATTGAATCTTATTTAGGAAAGTATGAAGATTTTGTATTAACTGCATTATCCTTACAAGGAAATAATTCTTTATTCATTGATAAATCACAATCAGAAAGAAAAGATTTATTAGCTCAATTTATGGGTATTAATGTATTCGATAAGTTATATGATTTAGCGAGTGAAGATATTAAAGAAGTTCAAGTCTTATTAAGAAACTTTAAGAGAACCGATTTTACATCTGAATTAGCAACGGCTGAAAATAAATTGGAAACCTTAAAGGATGAGTATGAAGAATTTGAAATTGAGAAAGAAGGTTACGAAGATAGACAAGATGATTTAAATGATGAAATAACAAATTTATCAGCTCAATTAGTTCCTATTGATGGTAACTTAGATATTACCCAATTAGAAAGTAAACAATTAACTTTACAATCTCAAATCACAGGTTCCGATGCAACTATACAAACCAAATCGGTAAGTATTGGTAAGATAATGGATGTAATGGCTGAGTTGACAATTGCAATTGATAGTAAAAAACAATTCAATGGTATTGAGATAGAAGTTGTATATTCTAATTATCAAAGAGAACAAAATGCTTTAATTGAAGCAACAAAGTTATATGATACTGCAAAAGAACATGTAAGTTCCGCAGAAGAAACCATTAAACATTTGCATAATCATGAATATGACCCAAATTGTAAATTCTGTTGTGATAACGTATTTGTAAAAGATGCAATGAGAGTAAAAGAATTATTACCTCAATTGAAAGAAACACTTAAACAAGCAACAATTGATGCAACTGGTATTCAACAAACTTTAGATTCTTGGGACGGTATTGAAGAACAATATTCACAATTTGAGGATTACAAAGCTAAATTAGAAAAAGGTAAAGCACTTCATAAAACTACATACTTAGAATTGAGTGGATTGATTACTCAAAAAGAATTATATGAAACACAATTAGCAGCAGTAGAATTAGATATTGAAAGATACCACGCTAACGAAACTACTATTCAAAATAATGATTCTTTAGAGGAACAAATTGATATTAAGAAGTTAGAGTTGGTGGGTGTTAATAAAGACCTAAGAGAGATAGCTGCTAAATTATTAGATATGAATGGACAAATAGTTCAAACACAATCTTATATTACATCAGTTACCGATAAGATGAGGGAAGCAAAAGATTTAGAAGAAAAGTTCCAAATCTACGAATACTACTTAGATGCAGTTAAGAGAGATGGTGTATCGTATGAATTAATTGCAAAGGCTCTACCGGTGATAGAAGGTGAGGTTAACAACATCTTACAGCAAATTGTAGAGTTTGGTATCGTCTTTGATATGAGTGGCAAAAATGTGAACGCTAGGATTGTTTATGAGGACCAGAGTTGGCCATTGGAAATGTGTAGTGGTATGGAGAAGTTTGTAAGTGGATTGGCAATTAGAGTTGCACTTATTAATGTATGTAATCTACCTCGTCCAAACTTCTTAGTTATTGATGAAGGATTTGGTACATTAGATAGTGATAATTTACAATCTATCTTTATGATGTTTGATTATTTGAAAACACAATTCGATTTCATTAATATTATTTCTCACTTGGATGCAATGCGAGATATTGTAGATACCTTAGTAGAAATTAAAAAGGTTGATGGATTCTCACAAATACAATATAAATAATATTTATTGATATGAATATTGAATTACACAATAAATTAACAATTGATGGTTATTTATCTTTTGATTTATCAACTGAAATAAAAGAAAAACTAATACCAATTGCAGCTAAAATAAAAGAAATAGAGTTTAGAAATTTAAGACATACTGGTTGTGGTAATTCGGATAGTACAAATGATTCTTTTGAAAATTTGGAAAAACTAAAAAAAGAATATGCACCATTAAAAAAATGGCAAGTTTGGTATCAAGATACTAATTTTAGACCAAAAATAACAGAGGATGAATATAGTTTCTTAAGAGAAGTATTTACCTCTATAATAGAAGATGTGTATCCTGCAGATTCATACGATACAAACTTTTTTATAAATTGTACAATGTATAACAAATTATGTTATATTAATAGACATCAAGATGGTAATGCAGGTCATAGACTTACCAATATATTAATTTATTTAAATGAAGATTATGTGGAAGGTATGGGTGGTGAAATTGTTATTAATGATGAAAAAGTAAATCCCGAATTAGGTAAGGTGGCAATTATTGATTTTTCTGAAAACAATCCTACACATGCTGTAACCGAAGTGTTAGATGAAAATTTTAGACGAATTACTATAATAGTTGAATTAGCACGAAATACTAAAAAATAGAATATTTATAAAAAAGTATTCTTTACATGGCAGTTGAAATAAAATTAGCTCCGGATGAAAAATTAGAATTAGTAAGAGCACAAATTACAGACACATCATTAAATTCAGATTATTTTAATGTAACAGAACTATCCGATACTTTTTCGGGTGGTAAGAATGCATTTTTAATTGCAGGTTCAGAATTATTAGAACCAAATACCGAAGTAAAAGTTCAAATTAGAGATAGTGCTGGTAAAGTATTATATTGTGAATTTTCGGATGGCTCTCCGGATGAATATTACGAAGGTATTTCTAAAGTAGTTGCAGTATACGTTTATCCAACTGAAACTTCATTTGGACCAGCAACTATTACTTTAGTAGGACAAATCAGAGATACATTAGATTTAGTAAAATGGCAAAGAACAATAAACATTGATCCATCTTTACCAAATACAACTAGAGTAAGATTTTATAAAAGACCAATTGTTTCAATTGTAGAAGAATTATCACCTATATATGCGTTTGATGCTACTGGTTCAAAAGTAGCGTCATTAGTTACACAATCATTTGCAAATATTAAAGTTTCTCAATTAGATACATTTGCAGGAGATGTAAAACGAGTAAAAGTTTATAGAACATCCGAAGGTGATATTTCGGATTATGATTTAATACAAGATATATTAGTTGAATCAAAAGAGTTATTAACTACTACAACACTTAGTGGTAGTGTAGTTGGACAAGCGGGATTATTCACATCCGAAACTTTACAAAAATTATGGATACCAACGGGTGTAACCACACAACTTACTTCTAGTAAAATTGATAATGGTGTTAAATTAAGTGGTAGTGGATATTTTACATATTCATCTTCTTTGGATATAAAAAGTGCAAATACATATGAATTAGGAATAGACGCATTTTATTCTTCATCCACCTCAAGTAATATAGGTATTTATTTAAGTCAAGTTACAACTTCAACCGATGGTGTGACACCTTTAATTATATCAAGTAGTATTGGTACATTAATAGGAACTCAACCAACAAAAAATTTATCAGATACCACACTTCCTTTTAAAATAAATAAAGATTACCCATCCGCAAGTTTATACCTTTCACAATCGCAGGGTGAATGGCATGTTGGAAATATTAGTTTAAAATTATCAGAAGATAGTGCATTTTCTCCATCGGAAATTTCATTTGTTACATCAATGCCAACTGTATTAGGTAATGAAACATATAATTTCAAATTTGAGTTTTATGATGTAAACAATAATTATGTTCCGGTAGCAGTTACACAATCTGCACTATTTACGGGCGGCAATAATAATATCGGTGGAACTTTAATTTTGATTAGTGGTTCTACATCGGCATCAAACGCATCTATATTAGCATTATCACAATCGGTTAGTGGAACTATTGGAAACGTAACAGCAAGTGTATCTCAATCATTTTTTACAGCATCAGCATTTTCGGCATCATTACAAAGTTCATCTTTATTTATAAGTTCTAGTTTAAGTTCATCGATATCCTCAAGTAAAGGAGCAGCAATATCATCATCGTTTGGTAATATACAAACATTAGCAAATGGTAATTTTAGTGGTTCATTTATTAGTGACACAACAATATTTGCACCGGTTATTGGTGGTAATAATGGTTATATTTCGGACTTATTCAAAGTAGGAACAGCACCTTCAATTTATTTAGATGCAAGACAAAATCCAAGAAAAATATTTATAGGGGGTGTTGCTGATGTAGGTTCGTATAATAGTGCAACTACAACTGTGTATATGGATAGTACCGGTAAATTTTCATTAGGAGATCAATTATTATGGAATGGTAGTGCTTTAACTATAAATGGAACTATTAATGTAACAGGTGGAACTGCAGCTACTGATGCAAATGCATTATTATATGCACAAAGAGCAGCACTATCAGCTTCAATTTCTGCATCGGCCGCACAATCAAATGCAATTTCATCTGCTAGTGGTAGTGCGTATACTATGGCAATTACATCTGCAAATACAGCATTTACTAATGCAAGTGCTAGTGCATTTACACAAGCAAATACAGCATATAATAATGCAATTTCAGTAGCATCATTAGATGCAACAACCAAATCCAATACAGCATTTGATAACGCAGCAGCACAAGTTAAATTATTAGCAGATGGTGGTTATACGGGAACATTTATTAGTAGTAAAGAAATTTTTTCACCTGTGGTTGGTGGTACGGTTGGTTATTTTAGTAATCAATTTAGAGTTGGTGATGCGGGAATAGTATTAGATGGTGTAAATAAAAGAATTTATATAGGTAGTGGTACATATGGAAATTCAAATACTGGATTTTATGTAGATAATAGTGGAAATTTTTCATTAGGTAATAAACTTACATTTAATGGTAATGCACTAAATGTAGTAGGAGCAATAACTGCAGAATCAGGGTTTATCGGAACCGCAGCTGCAGGTTGGACAATTGCATCAAATAAAATTTTTAATACAAATGTTGATATAGATAATGCAAATAATAGAATTGATTTCAAAAGTGGTGGTATAGTTAAAACAAGAATTAAAAGTGGTAATGCAGATATTGGTTCATTTACAACAACACCAATTACAATTGCATCTGGAACTACCTCTCAAAATACACAAAATGGTAGCAGTATTAGTCCAGGGCCATTGGTTGTACAAAATTCAACTGGTGGTAATACAGCAGAAGCTACTTTTACAACACCACTTGCAGCTAATGGTCTCCCATTTTCAATTACCGTACCATACCCAGCATTATCTACGGTTGGATTTTCAACAGTCACAAATTTAGGAACCGGAACGAGTTGGGATTGGAGTTATTACGCTAGAATAGACTATGTAGTACGATTAAATAATTCATCAGGCACAGCAATTGCAAGTGGTAATAAAATTTTATCACAGGGTTCAACTGGTACTACCATTGGTTCGACGGGTACTGTTACACATCCAGGATTTGCAGCGGGTACTATGATTATTCCAAATGTTGCAACAGCAACTACGGGTCAAGTATATTGGATAGGTGTAGCTATTGGAAGTAATGTACAAACAAGAATAAACCCGTCAGGAAATACACCAATAGGTAATAGTGGCCAGGCCACTGCTGGGACTACTGGATGGTTAGATACCTCAGGGAATGCGGGTTTATTAGCAGTTGCAAATAGAGCAGAATATGCAACGAATGGTGCACAGATTGGTTCAGCTGAAGGTACATATGTTGCATTTGGTGATGCAGCTGGTAGTGGTTATGTTGGCTCTTTTAATGGAAATGTTCAGATAATAGGAGTGCTCACTGCAGGTGCAATTTCTGCATCTGATATAAGAGCAAAAACAAATATACAACCTATATCAAATGGAATTGAAACTATAAAAAAATTAAATCCGGTTAAATTTGATTGGTTACAGCATATAACAGGAAATAATGAATTTGAAAAAGGATATGGGTTTATAGCAGATGATATACAACAAATAATGCCCGAATTGATATATGAAAAAAAGGGTTACAAATATGATGATTTTAAACATTTAGATTATACATCATTTCATGCTATTGCAATTAAAGCAATACAAGAATTAATAGAAAAAGTAGAAAAATTAGAAGCACAAATAAGTGGTTCAATATAAAAATAAGTTATGTTTGATGTATTAGTTACAACAGGAGCAGGTAATGTTCCTATGGGTGGCAGTGATATTTGGGTAAACAATTTTTTAGAAAATGTATATCTTCATTTAGATTATCCAATCGTATTATTAATTGATGGTAGAAAACCAATAGGATTTAATCCTGATTCTATCCCTTGTCAATTTTGTTTTTCAAAAGAACATCCATTATTAGTAGAACCTCTTTTAAGAAATGCAAGAAAGATACATTTTTTACACAACAATTATTATCGTAGAGATGCATTGTGGGAATACAAACATAAATTCCATACAATCTTTTGCCACGCTTACATTAAAGAAATTATAAACACTAATGTAGATTTAGGATTAGATAGAGTTTATTTACCTACTACAATGGATTTACAATGGGAACAAGATGTAATGAACCAATGTAAACAAATAGTTTGGATTGGGTGTAACGATGGAATGGTACAAAAAGATTTTAAAGAAAAAACAATTCAGATACCAAATTATTATGAGTTTGATAATAATATAGAATATAGATGGAATACCGATAAGATAGGATATGCAGCCCGTAGTGAAACAAGAAAGTGTTTTCATTTTTTAGATAAACATAGGGGATATGCAATTACCGATTGGATGGGATATGAAAATTTAAAAGAAGGATTAAACTTAGATTTAAAAAAAATAAGATTCTACCCATATAATTTGGAAAACCATAAAAATTTCTTTAACTTAGACTTTACGATATTCCACGGATGTTATGTAAATGAACCTTTTGGATATTCTATATTTAACGCAGTTGATTACGGTAAATTACCAATCTTAAACAAATATTGGTTACCTAAAATAGATTACAAATATAGAGCAAATACAAAAGAAGAATTCAATAAAATGTACGAAATAATGTGTAACGATTTTGAAGTTGAAAGACAATATAATTTTAATAAATTGAAACAAGCTTTACAAAAATATAATAATAAAGCAAATTGGATTCACAGGATAAAACTATTACTTAATGATAACAAATAAAAATTATATAAAAGAATTTATTTCTAATAATCAAGAAATAGATGATTATGGTGATCAAACTTTAATCAATGTTCCATATCGTTGGTCGCATGGTGCAACCGATGACCATTTAGGAGATGGGCTGATTATATATTCATTAATTCAATATATGAGAGCAAAGGTGTGTGTATGTTTGGGTAGTGGTGGAGGATTTATACCAAGAATAATGACGCAGGCTAGAATTGATTTACACTCACAAAATATATTTGAAGGTGATGATAATAAAAATTGGGGTGATATTGGTACGACGTATATTGTAGATGCGATGAATGGTATTGGTGGTAATGTAAGTTGGTTTAATGAAGAAAGTTTTTTTAGAAGATTATTTTCACCAAGAATTATAGCAGATACAACTGCAAATGCGTTTCACAATCACTTTGTATTAAACGATATTAAGATTGATTATCTGCATATTGATGCGGGACATAGTTACGAAAATGTAAAAGAAGATTTTGAATTATATTCTCAGTTAATGAGCGAGAATGGTATTATATCAATTCACGATACCGACCCTAATTATGCAGATAAATACATAGTGACAAATGAGGTTAAAGATAGGGGTGATTTTGATGATTGGAAAGGACCTATACAATTAGCAAAAGAAATAGATACAGATAAGTGGCAAGTATTTGATTTATTTAACTTTGGTATTATAAAAAATAAACCAGCATCAACAGGATTAACGTTAGTAAGAAAAAAATAATGAAAAGATTAGTTACAGTTACAGGCAGTAGAACAAATACATTATGGCATTTTTTTAAATACTATGAAACATTAGTAGATGAAATATATGTGGTTGTATATGAATGGGAAGGAATGAGTACATATGATGAAGTAGAAAAAATATCAAAAGATTTTCCAAATGTACAAATAATTAAACGTTCTAAAAAAGAAAAATTTAATTGGGAACATGTAACTTATTTATATAATCAAACTAAAATGTTACATCCTAACGATTGGTGGGTTGTAGCAGATGATGACGAGTTTCATGTATATTCAAAAGAGTTAGATACAATTATAAATGAATGTAATCAAAATGGTTGGGAGTTAGTAAGAGGTGGATTTATAGATAGAATTGGTTTAGATGGTGAATTTTCTGAACTAAAAGAAGATATAGATATATTTGAACAATTTCCATTAGCAGGTTTTTTTCGTTATCCTTTAAGTGGTGCATGTCCAAATAAAGTATGTATAATGAAAGGATATATAGAATTAACATCGGGTCAACATTACGCTAAAATAAATGGTGAAACAACTTGGAGATGGCAAGGTTGGAATCATCCTTTAATTGCACCAACAAATGAATATAGTGTGGAAGTTAATCATTTTAAGTGGGATTCAACCTGTATAGATAGAATAAAATCAGTAGCAGATATTAATCAAACATATTCTTATTCAAAAGAATATCAACAAATGTACGATGCTATAAAACTAAATAATTTTAAAATTGATATTTATGATGAGAGGTTTATGATTGAAAATTGTGGTTACTATGGGTATTCACAATGGGATAAACTTTTTAAAATAATTCAGTCAATTTAATTTGGTTTTATAAATAAAATTCGTTACATTTAGATATGAGTAATCATAAATTAGCAATTGTTGTACCATATAGAGATAGGAGAGAACATCTCGATATTTTCTTGCCACATATGGTTGCGTTTTTAAGTAATAAAAATATTGATTATAAATTATTTGTAATAGAACAATCAGATGATAAACCATTTAACTATGGTAAAGTTTGTAATGTAGCATTTGATTTATTAAAAGATGATTATGATTACTTTTGTTTTCATGATATTGATATGTTACCTACATCCGATAAAGCAGATTATTCATATCCCAAAACACCAATTCATTTAGCAACAAGAGTACAGGTACATGAAAATACATTACCATACTTACAATATTTAGGTGGTGTATTTATAATTCCAAAAGAACAATTTGAAGAAGTTAATGGTTTCTCTAATGAATATTATGGTTGGGGATATTATGATTTGGATTTATTATATAGAATGGATAAAGCAGGATTGAAATTAGATTCCGAATATATTTTTCCTAAAATTGATGGTGAATATGAATTAGATAGATTAAAAATAACGGATTCAATTAAAAAAGAAAAAGTAACTTATTTGAAATTTGATGGTGAAACCCAAATGGAAATAATACCAAATAAATTTCTTAAACCAATAACTACTGATTCATTTACAATTTCAGCTTGGGTAAACTTTGATGATTTTGTTAAAGAAGAACAATATATAATTTCATTTCCTGGATATAATAGTGGTATTTCAATTCAACCTGATAATACACTTAGATTTAATTTTTGGGGTAAAGAATCACAATACTATTTTAATTATAGAAAACTAAAACCAAATCAATGGCATCATATTGTTGCTAATATTGATTATGATTCTAATAAACTTAAATTAGTAATTGATACGTTTGAAGAAAATAAAAAATTCGATACACTTACCGATTTTGAATTACCATTGTGGGATTACACCAAAGATAAAATCTATATAGGATGTGGTTCACATGGTAAAAATATGTTTAGAGGTAAATTAGCTAATTTGTATATTTTTGATTATTTATTAAGTGAAAACGAAATTAAGAATTTATATTTAAATGGATTGGTACATAATAGAACATTACAAACACAATTTGAACCAATATTAAAATATCAGTTCAATAATTTTTATAAGAATTTTGTAATGGATGGCAGTAAAAATCATAATCACGCAACTTTATATAATACACATGGTAGTAATTATTCGGAATATACAAAGAAAGATGAGATTATAAAAACAACTAAAATAAAATTACCAAAAAGAATTGAAGCAACATTTCAATCATTACCACATGATAATGATACAAATATTGTAGAAAGATATAAGGGATTTGATCCTGATACTATTGAAAATGGTATTATATTTTTTAATGATATTCTTACTGAAAAGTTTTCAACAAAAAAAATTGGATTAAATAATTTAAAATATAAATTTATTGAAAATGAAAAATTTGATGAAAAAACAAATTGGATTAAAATAATACTTTAAAATAAAAAATATGGCAGACAAAAAAGAATTATCATTAGAAGAAAGACAAGTTATTGCTTTAGAAAAACAAGCAAAAGCAACTGAAAAATTAACTTACGCAGTAGAAGATATTGCTGACTTCTTTCATAGTGCTGATATAGGAAAATTCACAGAAAAATTAGAATGGTATTTATATGAATTTCACCAAATCTTAAAAACAAGACAAGTAGGTGGTTCATCATCTCGACCGGACAAAGATTACGAAAGAGATTTTAATAGTGAAAAATAAATTAGCAATCATAGTACCTTATAGGGATAGAGCATCTCATTTAGAAGTGTTTGTTCCTTATATGCAAGAGTATTTAAAAGATTACGACTACAAAATCTTTGTCATAGAACAAAGTGATAGTAAACCTTTTAATAGAGGTAAGTTATTGAATGTAGGAGCTAAGATTGCAATTAAAGAAGGGTTTGATTACTTCGCATTACATGATGTGGATATGTTACCATTGAAAGGTGTAGATTATTCATATCCAGAAACACCGGTTCATTTGATATCTAAAGTTGATAAAGAAGTTCCATTCATTGATTATTTTGGTGGAGTTACGTTATTTAATGTACATGATTATAAATTGATTAATGGTTATTCAAATGAGTATTGGGGTTGGGGATTTGAAGATGATGATTTACTTTATAGATGTACTCAAAGAAACATACCATTAGATAAAATTTCAGTTGGTATACCGGATAAAAACTATTTAATAAATTATTTTAAGTTTGATGGTAAAACATCTTACATAAAAATTCCATATCAAAATTTACAATCAATATTTAATAATGATTTTACATTATCTATTAAGTTAAAACCGGAAGATAGTAAAACATCATTAAAGGAAGATTTTGATGAATATTATGCAGTATCTATACCAGGCAGAAACACAGGTATATCATACACATCATTTAAAAGATATAAAGGTGAAGTTTGGACAAAGGATGATATTTCAACATCAATTCAAAGTGACATTATTGGTGAAGTATGGTCACATTTAGTAATTACAAAAGCAGATAATGTATTTTGTTTTTATATGAATGGTGAATTGATTGATACTAAAAAATTAAGTGAGCAATTATATGAATACGATAATGATTATTTTTACATTGGTGTAGGTAATCCAACATTAGATAGTGAGCAATTTTATTTTAAAGGATTAGTTGCTGAGTTTGCTATTTGGAATATTGCATTAGATAAAAATAATATAAACGAAATATACGAAACATCATTATATAAATCAATTATAAATGATTATAAAAAATATAATAAATCTAAGTTTTTAAAATGTTATTACGATTTTAAAAATTTCAAAGGAGATATTATACAAGATTTAAGTGGTAATAGAAACAATGGTATTATTTACAATTGTGAAGATAATGTGATGCTAGATAAATTTGAGACAGATATTGTAGTTCCAATTAGAAGAGAAGGAAAATTTAAAACATTAAAACATAGTTCAAATTCTACAATTGGAAATAAATGGATTCATTCAGAAACAAGAACAAACCAAGAAAGGTTTTATAATGAAATGAAAGGTAATATTGTAGATTTATCTATTGATGGATTAAACACTTGTATTTTTAAAGAAGTAGAAAGAACAACTATAACAAATAACGCAATTAAAATTTCAGTTAATTTATGAAATTAGGTGTTTGTGTACCATATAGAAATAGAGAAGCTCATTTAAAAGAGTTTTCACCGAGAGTTCATAAATTTTTAGAAGAACAAGGTATTGAACATAAAATATATTTTGCGCATCAATGTGATGATAAGTTATTTAATAGAGGTAAAATGAAAAATATTGCCGCAAAACACGCTTTTGATGATGGGTGTGATTATATTGTATGGCACGATATAGATATGGTACCAGAAGATGATTCTTGTGATTATAGTTACAATCCTGAGAACCCAAAACATTTAGCAGTAAGAATATCTCAAACTGATTATAACCTTAAATATGAGGAGTATTTTGGTGGTGCGGTACTATTCACAAAAGAACAAGTTGAAGCAACAAATGGTTACTCAAATGATTATTGGGATTGGGGAATGGAAGATGATGATTTATTTTGGAGATGTGTATTGACAGGTAATGCAGAGCAACATTATTTATCAGAAAAATTTAAAAATCAAAAGTATGGATATTTTAATGGTAAAGATTCATATGTAAAAATAGAACCATCTCGTTCAATTAGAAATGTTTGTTCACGTTCACATACGGTTTCAATTTTAGTAAGAGCACATCAACAAGAGGAGAAAGTTCCTATTTATTTAATTGGTGATGAAGATAGAAGATTTTGTGAGTATCCAATATTTAGAAGACCAGGACATGATTGGGGATTGAGTTATAACAATAGTAGAGCATTTACTACAATGATGTGGAATAATCAAAGAGAGTTTTTGTATCTATGGGCTAAACGATACGAAGAACAATGGACTTGGGTTACATTGACAGTTGATGATGATAGCAAAGAAATTTCACTTTATATCAATGGAAAGAAAAGTGATGCAAGATTTGGAACAGGATTATCTTCACCATTAAAATATGAAGGATTTTTAAAAAGATATGGGATTGATCCTTACTATATTGGAACTACTACATCAGTTGGTATCAATGAAGTTAATAGATGGTTTAAAGGTGATATTGCAAAACTTATGATATGGGATAGGTGTTTAGATGAAAATGAAATATTAGAGTTTCCTGATGAAATGGTTGCACACTATGATTTTAATAATGTAGAAGGTAATATATTAACAGATTTAACGGATAATCAAAATCATGGTGAAATATATAATGTAGAAATAAAAGAGGAAGATATTTTGAAAGTTCATAATACTATCTTACCTTTTCGTAGAGATGGTAAGTTTGAATGTTTACCACACCAAACGGAAGGATTAATTAGTGTAGGTGGAGTTGATAAATGGGCAAAGGGTGAAACTACTGCAAGAAATGAAAGAAGATACATTTTAGAAATGCAGCAAGGTAAATATAATTGGAAAAATGATGGTATGAATAGTTTAGAATATGAACTAATATCAATCGAAGATATAGAAAATAATTCAGTAATGATAAATTGTAAAGCATAATGGCAAGTTACGAAAAATTTGAATCAGTAAGAGAGCAATTAAATGCAGTAGGAGTGGGATTTTGTTTAGCTAAATGGATGCAAGTAACAATGCATTTACATATTGGTCACAACCATAGTTGTCACCACCCGATGACACATCAAACTTCAATAACGGAAATTGAAAGAGACCCTTCGGCACTTCATAATACTCGTTTCAAAAAGGAAAAGAGAAAGGAAATGTTAGAAGGTAAAAAACCGGCAGAATGTGATTATTGTTGGGGTGTAGAAGATAGTTCAAATCAATTTAGTGATAGAACCTTTAAATCATCGGAACCATGGGCATATCCACATTTAGAAAAAATAAAAGAATCACATTGGAGAGAAAACATTAATCCATCGTATGTAGAGGTTTCATTTAGTAATGCATGTAACTTTGCTTGTTCATATTGTGCACCACCATTCTCAACAAAATGGATGGAAGAAATTGAACAACATGGTGGTTATCCAACATCCGATTCATTTAATGATTTAAAACATTTTACAAGTAGTGGTAGAATACCAATTCCACAAAATGAATACAATCCATATGTAGAAGCATTTTGGAAATGGTGGCCAGAGTTATATAAAGATTTGTATACATTTAGAATTACCGGTGGTGAACCTATGATGCATAAAGATACTATGAAAGTATTAGATTATATTATTGATTCACCAAATCCAAATAAAAATTTATGTTTAAGTATTAATTCAAATTTAGGAGTACCGGATTCATTGTATAAAAAATTTAGAGAGAAATTTAAAATTATATCCGATAGAGAATTGGTAAAAGAATTAATAATTTATACAAGTTGTGATGGATATGGTGCACAGGCTGAGTATGTTAGAAATGGTTTAGTATATAATCAATTGATGGATAGAATAGATGATTTATGCCAGTATATTCCGAGATTAACAATAGATATAATGAGTACATATAACGCATTATCAGTACCATCATATCGTAAATTAATTGATGATGTTTATTCATTAAAAGCAAAACATACTAACGCCCTAAGATATTATAGACAACCATTGTTATTAGATAGTTCATATTTAAGATATCCTAATCACCAATCTATTAAAATATTAGATAAAGAATGGTCAGAAGAAATATTTAAACAAGCACAATTGGTTGAGTATTATGAAATGTTAAGAGAAGATATAAATTGTTATGGATTTAGTGATGTTGAAATTGTTAAGATTAGACGAATTTATGATTATTTTATATCAATAGATGACGAAGATAGAATGGCACATAGAAAAGATTTTTATAAATTTTTCAGTGAACATGATAAACGTAGAGGAACTAATTTTGAGAAAACATTCCCTGAATTAGCTGATTTTTATAACAAATGTAAAGAAATGAAATAATGGAACAATTTAAAGATACTTTTTGTGTTAGTTTGTTTAGAGAAAGTAAACATAATACATCATTAAAACCAAATTTATTAGCAAATTTATTTCAACATTCATTCAAAATACAATGTAAATTTGTAGCAGAAGATAATAAAAAAACACAATGGATTTTTTCTAAGCAGGGTATAGTTAATAGTGGTGTTTATATAAATGGTGATAAATTGTATTGTACATTATCAACTAGTCCTAATGACATAGATTTTTCAAAAAACGAAACATTTATGATACATGATTTTGAATATGATAAAGAATATACAATTACATACGAAGTTAATGTAGAAAATAATACATTTATAACATCAGTAAATGGTGATATTAAAACTAATACACTTATTAATAAAGTAAGTGATTACTCAAATGTACCATTATGGATTGGAACATCAAATCCATTTTTAGAAACCAAAAATTATTTTAATGGAATCATATCGGAATTTATAGTTTCAAATAATGATGGTGTAATTACTGATTTAGATTTTACAAATGTAAATAGATTTAAAGTGTGGGATAAAAGTGGTAATGGTAATTTTGCATATATTGAAGAATTTATGAATAGACAAATACAAATTAAATTAAATAAAAGAATTGCTGGAAATTCATTAGAAACATCAGATATTACAAACATACCAAAAACATTAATATAATGAAAATACTAATTACAGGTGGAGCAGGTTACTTAGGTTCAGTAATCACAAAAAAAATGTTGGAAGCAGGACATAGTGTTACTGCTATTGATAATTTATCATTTAAACAATTATCACCATTACAATTTACATCAAATCCAAATTATAATTTTATTTATGGTGATGTAAGGAATGTAGATTTTTTAAAACATCAAGTTGGTTTACATGATGTTATTATTCCATTAGCAGCAATCGTAGGATTTCCGGCGTGTAAAGCAGATCCTAAGTTAGCTTGGGAAGTAAATTATACACAAATAGAAACTATATTAGATTCTATAACGGATAATCATATTGTGTTATATCCAAATACAAATAGTGGATATGGTATTGGTGAAGGACAAACGGAATGTACGGAAGAATCACCACTAAATCCAATATCAGTATATGGTGAAAGTAAATGTGCAGCAGAAAAATTACTATTAGAATGTTCACAAGCAATATGTTTTAGATTAGCAACTGTTTTTGGAACATCTACTAGAATGAGAACTGATTTGTTGGTAAACGAATTTGTGTACAAAGCAATGACAGATAAATACATTACGGTATTTGAAAAACATTTTAAACGAAATTTTATTCATATTCAAGATGTAGCAAACGTATTTTTATGGGCATTGGATAACTATGAAACGATGAAACATAATGTTTACAATGTAGGATTAAGTAATGCAAATTTAAGTAAACAAGAATTATTAGAAAAAATACAACAATATATTCCAGATTTTGCAATTAGTTATTCTGATTTTTATGAAGATCCTGATAAGAGAGATTATATTGTATCAAATGCAAAAATAGAAAAAACAGGTTGGAATCCACAATATAGTTTAGATGATGGCATTAAAGAATTGCTGAAAACTTATCAGGTATTAATTCCTAGACTTTCATTTGAATTTAGAAACGGATTTCCATTAGGTTACTCACAAACATTCTAATATGGCAGAATTTGTATATGCAAAAAAAGGTGATGAAACATTTCAAGAATATAGAGATAGAGCAATAAACTCACTCTCTAATTCTTTTTGTGGAGCAAAGTGGTATAATGCTACTATATGGTTAAATATGGGACAAACTACTTCGTGTCATCATCCTCCGGCGCATAAAATTCCATTAGAAGAATTAGAAAAATCATATAAAGCATTACATAATACGAACTATAAAAAAATGGTTCGTAAAGAAATGATGGAAGGTATTAGACCTAATGAGTGTGAGTATTGCTGGAAGATTGAAGATTTAGGACCGGATAAAGTAAGTGATAGAGTTTACAAATCAGTAATCTATACCGATGAAGAATTGATAGAAGCAAAGAATGAATTGGGATATACTAAAGATGTTGATTTAAAAACATTAGAAATTAGTTTTGATGCTAATTGTAACTTTGCTTGTTCATATTGTAACGCATCATTCAGTACAACTTGGCAAACGGATATTAAAACAAATGGTGCATACCAAAATTTAGTAACCGATGGTGCTGGAGCATTTCACCACGCTGGGGATGATGCAATGATGTATGGTAAAGATAATAAAGATAACCCATATGTTGAAGCATTTTGGAAATGGTGGGAAGGTGAGTTACAACATTCATTAAGAGAGTTAAGAGTGACGGGTGGTGAGCCTACAATGAGTAAAGATTTTTGGAAGTTAATGGATTGGTGGGAAAAAAATCCTAATTGTGATGTTCACTTTGCAGTAAATTCTAATTTAGGTCAAAAGAAAGAATTGGTAGATAGATTAATCAAAGCAACTCACAATTTTAAATCAATTGATATTTACACATCAAATGAAAGTTTTGGTAAGCATGCAGAATATATTAGAGATGGTTTGAAATGGGAAGTATGGAGAGAGAACGCAGAGAGAATGATTAGAGATGGTAACTTAAGAACATTTAACGTAATGATGACAATTAACGCATTATGTATATTTAGTATTACCGACTTTTTAGATGAAATGAATAAACTAAGAGAAAAATATATTAATAAAACATCAGTATTAATGACTCTTAATATTTTACGTTTTCCATCATTTCAATCAGTTAGTACATTACCTGAAGAAGTACGTCTAGAAAGAGCAGAACACCTTCAAAATTGGGTTGAAACATTTGTTAAGAGTAAACCTTCGTATTACAATGACACCGATTTATGGGGGTTAGTAAATCAAATATATAGATTGTGTGAATATCTAAGAGAAGTAACACAAGGACATAGATTCGCATCTGATTTAAGAAGTAGACAAAGAGATTTCAAATCATTCTATCAACAATATGATATTAGACGTGGTAAGAATTTTGTAGAAACATTTCCTGAATTAGAAGATTGGTATGATTCACTTAGAGAAAATAGATTAACAAAAGTAACGGAAATTAAAAAAGTAAGAGGTGATGAAAATAATCCATATATTAAAAACTATGTGGTAACTGATGAACTAGAAAACGATATAATAAAACATTTGAATAATGAGCAATAAATGGGATGAGTTTCAAATTACTCCATCAAAAAAATTCGGATTAGAAGTACCAACATATACTCCATCAATTTATAGAGAGTATAGAGGTGAGATATTTACAACTTTTCATTCAGGTGAACATCCTGTTATGACAAAAGTTGGTGAAGGAAATGAAATACATGGTAGATTCTCAAAATCATACAAAGGTGTATTAAGAGGATTGCATTATGATAATAAGACTTGGAAATTAGTTCAAGCAGCAGTTGGAGATATTTACCTAATTGTTTTGGATATGCGAAAAAATAGTCCTACCTTTGGAGAGTGGGAATCTTTTATGATAACTGAGAAAGATAGAAATCAAGTATTAGTTCCACCAGGATTTGCAAATGGACACTACGCATTAACCGATTGTATGTTTCATTATAATTTATTTTACAAAGATGGTTATGTAGATGCAGACGAGCAAGGTGTAGTTAAATGGAACGACCCGGAATATCAAATGGAATGGCCAACCACAAACCCAACATTACAAAAAAGAGATAGATAAGAAAAAATTATTATTTATTATGGAAATAGGAGTATTTTTTAGAAGTCCAAATTTGGATATACAAAAAGTAGCATCATTATTTTGGATATTTAAAAATTCAAAATACCATTTAAAACAATTAAATGATTTTCAATGGGAATATGCATATTATAAGTTAATTGATGTACATAATATAAGATTAGTTCCAGATTTTGAATGTGATATAAATTTTCTATGGGATTGTTGTGATGTAATAGAAATACAGCAATTAATAAAAAGAAATCCCGATAAAAAGTTTTTTGAATTGTGTCCATTAAATTTAGACCACCACATACCAAAAAAAGCAGATGCGGATTATCCAAATTTGTTTTATCTAACATCGGAAATAACAAATGAGGAAAATTGTATATTTGATTTATCATTGTTATTGAATAGATATGTTTATCATAAAGATTGGAATTATCATTATCTATTAAGAGAAACATTTGGTATGATAAACACAAAACCATATAGAATGGATTATTCAATTTATTTACCATTTAAACCAAATAGAATAAAATACGCCAAATTATTTTACAAAAGATATAAAACATTATTTTATTCAGTAAATAATTTTCATACTGAAATGATTAAAAATAATATTGAGTATAACAAATATAATCAATCATTATTAGAGCAATATCAAAATATGGAAAGTATGTATAAAGATGATTTAGGTTTTTTTGTTAACATGGATAAAGAATTTATAATAGATGATTTCTTTGATGGTAATG